AGCGGCAATTGGGCCAAGCAAACCAAGAAGATGCCCAAGAAACGCAAGAAGGAGATCGAAGAAAAATACGATCCTCAGCTAGGTACCGGTTTTACTACAGGTATCTTAGCTGCCTTCGAACAATTGGCAGTTTCAAACAACATTCCGATAGATGCTTCGATTGTTGATAAACTAGAGAATATGTGTGCTTTGTATGCAATTCTCCGGGAAGCTGTCACGACAACTCAACTGTGTGGAGCTTTGTTTTTGTATTTCAAGACTTTATATGGAAAATCTGTGGCCCTAGAGGCTGCTAATTACCTGTCTATGATTTGTGAATTACAATTTGACACACAATCTGGTGAATTTACTGAAGAACGTAAGAAGGAAGTCATCGGTGCGTTATCCAACAGGAATAAGACTATCTATAGTGCCAAACTGACGGATTCAGAACGCCCTAAATGGTTGAGATTGTTAAAAGATTGTCAAGAGAACTGGACACTTGTTATCCGTAATGAGGGTTTTGAGAAGATATCTCGCATCTTGAGCTTAGCTTTGGCTCTCGGATTGTGTGAGGCGTCTTCATTGGACTTTAAAGTTGCGGGGATGAAATTATTTTCCGTAGGAGCAGCCGCTCGGCATGCTTCGTGCGTGGATTTAGTGGATGCCATATGTGATACAGTTGTTTATTTCGCCGAAGGTGGATATGCATGTTTCTTACGCGGTAGTTTGAAACCCTTGTTGTATGGAAACCGGGAGAATGAACAATTTGAGCAAGATTATGGCTTGTGTCAGCAGTGTTTTGATTTTGCGAAAGCAGGAAATCTTGGGATGCTCAAACTCGACGAGAACGATTACGAACAGTTGTTGTGCGAGACTATCGACAGATGTACTGCTTTAGCAAATTCGTGTAGAGGCGCCGTTGAGAAAAACGTGTTGCGGCGCAAATTAGATGCTTTACGCAATTGGCAATCTTCTTTTAGACAAACACGTGTGCAGGGTGGTTTACGGACTGCCCCCTACTCGATTGGTGTCTTTGGGGGCACTGGAGTAGGAAAATCATCCGTAGCTAATATCATGATGGTGACAACATTGTTGCACAATGGATATCAAGCGACTGACGATCGAATTGTCACTCTCAATGAAAC